CCTCGGATGGACGGTTCCGACACCGTATCCAATGATGAACTGGGGTATGCATTTGGATACATCCCATATCTTCCGGTATAATTTGCAGGGTCATAAATATCTAGAGTGTTTCCTGTCATTCGGTCGTGCAATTCCTTTTTTGTTACATTATAGTCACGTGAAACAACGTTATGAATATAATGTCCTGATAATTTCTGTATAGTTTGACCACCTATCATTAGTCTAACCTCGTCTATCATCATTGTTCCCAGATTCTTAATCCATTTAAACTCATATGGTACCCATTTTCCCTCATCTGTGTAATGGATCGGACTCCATATAGAAGGAATGTCTATAGATATGTATGTGTCCATAAGCAAATCTGCATATCGTGGCACTTTAAATGTGAACACCGATGGTTCGGTTAACCGAATGTCCCGTTGTCCATCCATATCCAGTCTAAACTTTTGTAAACCAAAATTCGTATACTTTGCAAAAGAACCTTTAAAAAATGTCTTTGATGGATTCCCATTGAGATGTATGTTTTGATTCCCGACAGAAATTAAATTTAATAGTCCACCCGGCATTATAAGATATGTATAAAATTATTTAAGTTAATGTAATATTATAATATAGATGATTGAATCGATTATTATATTTATAATTGTTTCATTAATTGGGGCGATGGTATCTTCTTTGATTTCTAATAAATCGGGTGATTGTAGTAAAATTTCGGATTTGTATGAAAACAGGATCAATCCAAATATACAATCGATTGCTAATATTCCCAGAAAACATTTATTAAGAGACTATACCATAAAATCTGCGTACAATGCATGTGCGTTGGATAATTTTAAGAAAGGGTATGTGGAACTATGTGCGCTGGATAATTGTATTAACCAGGGCGCTCGACTGCTTGATTTTGAAATATATTCAATTGATGGTAAACCATGTGTCGCAGCATCGTCAAATATAGATAATGAACCCACAACTAAAGGCACGTATAATTACCTCGATTTCCATGATACAATGTTAAGAATATCAACAGTTCTATTAAACTCTCCAGCACCAGACGATCCACTATTTTTACATTTTAGGATTAAAATTGTAGATGATTCGCTCATATACGTATATGATGAGATCGCCAAAGTATTACGGAATGTTTTCGGAACTAAACTACTGACCCCCAGAAACGGATATGAAAATAATGGAAACAATCTAGGAGAAACTCCTATAGAAGACCTTATGAATAAGGTTGTTATTATTGTGGATGGAACAAATCCTTTGTATAAGGAGACCGATTTATACGAGCATACAAATATGGCAAGCGGTACACACTATTTACAACAACAGCGGTATGACGATATATATGTAAATGCAACTGATGATGATATTAAATATCTTGAAGAACATAATAAACTAAATATGACTATATGTATGCCAACTAAGGGGAAATATCCAGTGAATCCGGATATGGACAATTGTATTAATCGGGGCATCCAAATTATAGCAATGTGTTTTCAGTCCAATGATGAAAATATGATTAAATATAATAAATATTTTGACAATGCACATAAATCATTTGTATTAAAAAATGATAAATATAGAACATCTGATACACCGCCTGTCGTAACACCCGTAGACACTAGTCCATTAGCACCTAAAACAATAGAAATTGGGGGTGATATGGAAATTACTATTTAAATATATATTTACATTCCTAGTTTTAATAATTATGTAACAATTATATATGTCTAGTGTAAAAACAATCCGTTCTGCAAGTGATAATGATAAAGAATTGAGTATATTGAGAAATGCAGTTGACAATATAGAAAAGAATGTCGGGGAACGTTTATTGAAATCTGAAGATGTTATTAAGATGATTCATATTGTAGAAGAATTTCTTAAAAAAAAGAAGTTAATTTGTTATGGTGGGACGGCGATAAATAATTTATTACCTAAACATTCGCAGTTCTATAATAAAGACATTGAGATTCCTGATTATGATTTTTTCTCGATAAACCCAATTAACGATGTGAAAGAGTTAGCGGATATATATGCATCAGAAGGATTCATTGAGATTGAGGCAAAGGCCGGTATGCATCATGGTACATATAAATTATACGTTAATTTTACCCCTATTGCAGATATTACTTATATCGTACCAGAAATATTCAATTCAATTAAAAAGGATGCTATAAAGGTGAATGGAATAATGTATGCACCACCAGATTATCTGAGAATGTCGATGTATCTTGAATTATCTCGTCCTAATGGTGATGTATCTAGATGGGAAAAGGTTCTCAAGCGACTTATTCTATTGAACACATATCACCCGATAAAACGTGGGAAATGTATATCCGAATTCTCCAGAGGATATGAGGGCAAACAGGACCCAACTATAATTTATAACACAATTAGAGATGCAAGTTCAGATTTAGATGTAGTATTATTCGGTGGATTTGCGATGGACTTGTACAGCAAGTATCTAACAACTAATCAGAAGAAATCATATGTTTCGCAACCTGATTTTGACATATTATCAGAAGATCCATACAAAAGTGCAACTATGATAAAAGAGAGATTGTTGGATGCCGGAATTAAGGGAATAAAAATACAGACACATAAAGAAATTGGTGAACTCATATCTACCCATTACGAAATCATTGTTGAACGTGATACAGTTGCATTTTTATACAAACCAAGTGCGTGTATAAGTTTCAATAATTTTAGAGTTGGGGGGAAGAATATAAAGATTGCATCAATTGACACCATGTTAAGTATGTATATGGCGTTCTCATCGGTGGATAGGTCATATTACAATAGAAACAGAATAATGTGCATGACCCAGTATTTATTTGATGTTCAGATGAAAAATAGATTCAAACAAAAGGGACTCTTGCAAAGATTCGGAATTGATTGTTATGGGTATCAGGAGACACTTGAGGATATACGTTCCAAAAAGGCGAAGAAGTTTAGAGAATTATCAAGAGGTGACAAAGATTATGAAGAATGGTTTATGAAATATTCACCAGTTCCTAAAAAATCTAAACCATCAAGAAAAAAAACAAAAACGAATAAAAGCGCAACAAAAAAGAAAAAATAATGGTTTATATTTAATTATTTATTCCTACGTTATTATAAATGTATACAATGGAACATATACTGATTATATCCATAATTATATTCTTGGTTATATATGGGATTATCGTAATGTACAAACCGGTATTGATATACAAAGATGATGGTACATTACGAGACTTTGGTGTAGGTTATAAGAATAAAACCCCGATACCTTTATGGTTTGTTTCTATATTATTGGCAATCATAACGTATATATCAGTGAGGTATATTTACGTATATACGTAGCGCTATTCTTTCTTGTCGGGTTTACAATCTTGTGATAATATATAATTATTGGTGATAGAGAATGAAACCAATCCAATCAACAAGAACCATAAGTACACAGATGCTTTATATTTAATAATTACAAGTTCTTTTAATTTGTATATCGGACTAAGTTTGTCGGATTCGTCACCAGATATAATAATCGGATTCATTTTAGCAATAAAATCGCTGAAATTTTCCACGTCAATTTCGTTATATATAAGAGTTGGATCACTTGTCATATTCACCAATATCTCCTTTAGGTCTCCTGTATCATCAACATCACTCTCTTTTTTAAACACGGACCTAATAACATTTTCTAATCCATATAGTATCCCAATACTATATCCAAACGTATTTGCAAATGGTGTCAACCATCCCGGGAACTGAATTAATAGTCCATACATACCAAATAACACAGACAAAGTTAAGAATGTTGTAATCATAATGGTAAATATTTTATGTTTCGAGTTACACGAATTAAGAGTTATCTGGTTCATCACATACTGTACAAAAACCAGTACTGGAATATATGTGATTATTTCGGGTGGAATATTGGTGGGAACATTAGGTCGTTTAAATGGGGTTAATTCCTCACCAAATATAAAATATACGATAGTTACAAAAAGCAATATAACCGTTGTTGGCATTAATATATGTGAATAATAATAAATAGAATTATAATTCTATTTATTATGAATAAGTGCAATTTGGTTGAACCATGTATCAAACTAGTTATGAATCAGAGACTTAAAGAATATAATAATATACTTGTTCACGATAATTACGTATCATTTAATACTAAAATGATTATATTTCTTACAATGTGTATTGGTCTCTTCCTTTATGTCACAAGAATAAGCAAACCTTCGCCAGAAGATATGATAAAGGCAAATATCGAAAAATACACCTATGTACAGGATAAAGTAAAATATTTGTCCAATAGAAAGGAAACATGGAATAATCACCCAGAGTTAATGACACTTTCAAATAGTAAAATATGAATGTTATATATGAACGAAGAATTAAATAGCGCATTCAGAAATTTCTATGCATTAAAGAATCATTATGAGACCAGAAATAGAGACAAACGTGTAAAAACGTGTCCTGTATGTAAACAAAAAGGCGGTGCTATTTTCACACAGAGTAAAAACAAGTTGACTGCAATATGCGGTGCAAGTAAACCATGTAGATTTCATATAGAAATCATTCGGGGGATGAGTGAAAATATAAGAGATACATTCAATGAAGCAAATGCTGAATTCATTGAAACCCGTAAAGATATTATAAGAAGAAAATTAATGCACATATATGATGATAGTGACATATCAGACATCGATGATATCATTGAGATGTATAACGGTATTTCTACATACAGGTCGGAGTTACAGAATGATCTTCATGATAGAATCACAAACCGTAAAAATACAGGTTCAATTAAGGAAAAACAGACGGAATTATCTCAATTGTTATCGGTAGTATCAGATAAAATAGCGAAACACAAAGAGGGTGTTCCAGGGATTCACGACATTATTACATTATATAATTCCGACATAGTTCCAACCGCCAATGCAATAAGAGATCTCACTTATGTAACTACATATAATTATACAAGTCCTGAAAAGGGCAACCCGTTATATGACCCAGATGATAATGTATTAATTCAAAAAAGGTACAATGAAACATCAATGGAAATACAAATATCGGACTCACGAGTTATTTCAAATGTAGTGACCAAATAGTTTATAATGCGTATATACAATGAAATAATATAATCGTATTATTTCATATGTCTTCGGTTGGTACTACCGATATAAACTCGTTACCTAATCCAGGGGGGCAAGATCTATTACGCAACGCACCACAATCTAATCAAAAATATGAATATGACCCCAATAAAGAAATAAACAATGTCGTATCAGACGTACAACAGGCGAGTCGGTCTGGATTATTGGAACTTCCGACGAAAGATATACCAATAACAACTAATCATGTTGTTCAAGACAAAGAAATTGTTCCCAATTATATACCAGACGCTTCAACTGAAGATTATATCAAACAACATCAGTCATTGTATGACATACAAACCAATGTCAATGTTAATGCCAAGAATCAAGACTCTATTGATTATATTATAGATGAATTTGGTTTACCCATCGTTATCTCTATTGTTTATTTTATATTTCAGTCAACCAAGACCAAGAATTATATATATAAAATCATCCCGACTTTTCACGGTTCCGATTCTACTCCCACAACACGTGGATATATGGTAATTAGTGCATTTTTCGGATTATCTGTTTACATACTAAACAAAACACTCTATAAATTTAAAATGTAGAGAATCAATCTTCATCAGATTCTTCACCAGCATTGTCATTGTCTTCACCTAATTTCGATAAATCATTATTTTCCATATCTTCCTGTATTCTCGCTAGATCGTCACTGCTGTAAATATCACTATTTAGTTTTGATATGACATCGGTTGTCCCATTGGTTATCTCGCGTTGCAATTGTTCATCCATTTCATCTCTTTCTTTATCGTACATATCACCTTGATATTCCCGATAACCTTTCTGTTCACCCAATGACCATTTACCTAATTTATATTGTTTGAATACCTTCTCAACTTTTCTGGCGTCCTCGCTCATATCTTTTAGATAGTCTGTAATAATGTCTTTCTCTTTTTCCTTTGCGCGCCGTATGCGAGACATTAGCGATTCATAATTGTAATCAACTGATTCCTTATTATGGCATACCATATTTAATAATTTTATTGTATATCTTGATGTCATATCTATTATTTTATGTTTATCTGAAAATGCACCAGTATCACCTTTCAAATGCGCCAGTTCATTTAGTCGCAACAGTAAAACGATGGTGCTATATTTAGACATCATCATAGTTATAGTCGGATCCATCACATCAGTATCATATTCAACCGACGATCGATATGTCATTGAACTAATGAATCTGTAAACATCTTTAGATTCCTCTATATAGTCAGTCAATACTTCAGAAAATAATTCATCTGTGTAAAAGGATGACATTGGTTCATAGTATTTTCTTATCATAGAGACAAAATCCTCGACGTGTCTCCCCGAAAGTTTCCAATGTTTTGGGGGTTTTATAGACGAGTAGTCAACAACCCCATTATTCAATACAATATGAGGTAATATAATAGATATATCCTCAATGATTGATTTTGTGAATTCAAGTTGTCTCACATTGGTCTCAGTCGGTACATCAACAATCATCCCGGTACCAGTATCAGGAAATTTAAATAATGATTGCAGACACGACATGATTTTATTTAATTCTCTTCTGGATAACCCACTATCTGACAATATAGATACCAATTTATCGGTTAATTGTTTTATTTGTCTACTAAGATAATCCTTGGTGGTACGTACATTATTCTCATATTTGTCTGCCATTTTAGGATCAAACAAATTATACATAGTTTTCAGAAATTCGGATGGATACATTTTATTATCATTCTCACTTATTTCACGTAATATATGCAGTAATCTATTTTTTCGTGCAGTTTCACTTAAATTCACCTTATTATAAGTAGTTGTTTTCATAGATACTTGACGCATCGTATCTTCGTTATAATCGTGTCCACTCGATCTCAGTTTTTCAATCTTTTCGGATAATGTAGAGTATGGGTCGTAATCCGGAGGACGAGGAAGACATATTCCGTTTAATTGTGGAGGCAGTATAGCATCCGTATCGTACCTACATCGACTAATAATAAATCCATATATAGTCTCAATTGGTATTGTGGTAACATCTATTTTCTTTAATATTCGGCGTGTATTTGTATCATCAAAAATCATAACAGGTTTATTCGATTTCCTAAATTGTTCATTTACTTCAGTAAGAAAGAGAGACATTTCTAGATATTTCTTTACATCAGATGACTCATTCATGAAATATTCATTTGGAGTAGTCTTACTGTAACAACACGCATTTTGATTATAAGGTTCACCCATATGGTTTACAAGCACTGGATTATTTTTGGTTATATCACGATGTACTATTCCTTGTATTTTTTCACGCACGATACCCGCAATTTGGATTAGTTTTGATTTTAATATATATACCTTATCCAGACTTGAAACACTTCCTTGGGTAATATCATCAACAAATGCGCGCGGCGCTGCATCTATCGGTTTGGTGTGCGTTTCTACCAATGGTGGAAGGAATGTAGAGAGACTATTTAATTCAATATCACTTGGTTCTACCTCATCAATGTCCTGGTAGTGTAGTTTCGATTCAATCATTTCCTTAATCTTATGATGCGGTAGTATGAATTTATCTATCATTCCGTGAATATTGTCAGAAATACTCTTTCTGCTCATTTTTGCTATTCCACTCCATGGGTCAATCTGACTTTTCAGGTTGTTTGCAATACACGATATGTACTCAATTCCAATGTTCGCTTCATCTGGATGGGTCGGATAACCACCAAAGGATGATTTACATCCTGGATAGGACGCCTTGGATTTGATGGTGGGAATAGTGGTCTGTATGTAAATGTGAAGATAGGATAAGGTTATAATTACCATTGATTTGTTGTAGAGTGATGGTCGTTTCTGTTTTGCAACCTCACTTTTATTTGCCTGGATTCTCAATGTAGTATCTACATCTGATAATAATTTCATAGAGTCTAAAAGTACGGAATGAATTCGGTCTTCTGGTAGTACAATCGACATAGATTTTAAAAGTATTTTTATTATGTTTGTAATTTGTAACTCCTCTCTTGAACCATATACCTCTTGTCGTGGTCCTTCCATTATGACCTCACCTATGTCCTTCTCCATAATGGATCGGGTTATCTCTTTGAACCCATCGTCATTGTAACTATCCGACGTATCAAATGGTTGTGACATGATGATATACCCACTGTATTTGTCTACAATGTGACCACCATTTCCACTAATTACACCCTGTTCTGAAGAAATGACTCTCAACATATAGTCATAGTCACCACCCATTGTATATGCATCCGCCAGTTTCACCATAAATACCGGAATTAATTTGATATTTGACTTGTTACAATAAAACCAGTATGGGTCCTCATCACCTCTTGATGGTCTTGCATATTTTGACGAAAATTTTACAATGTTGCTTTGTTTTTTTGAGAAATCAGTTTGTGCAATAATTTCATCTCTTAACATTGCATATGGGGATTCTTCCCTCTTTACGAAAATAGACTCTGTGGTTGACACTGGACGCTCAACTTGTGATACATTTAATTCTCTGTTATAATAGTAGAATTTAGATGACACCCTGGAATATCTCATGGTCCATCCTTTAGGTAGAACTGATTTAGTAATAGAATCGTTTCTAGTTACACTTATACCAGTGTCATACTTCAATCTGTTCCTTGCTTTCTGTTCACTCGAAATCCTTGCCATTGTTATGTTTAAACTGATAATACTGGTTAATTCTTCTGCAGATTTTACAGGGTATATGATATCAATTGGATTTGTCTGTGCATTATCTGATTGTGGCATACCATCTATGATGTCAGGTGCTTTACTAGCATCCATGCATTTACCCTTTATGGATATGCATTTTGATGATACGTTACAAAATGAAACGTCATCGCCACTCAATTCATCGTCTTGTTCCCACATCAGTTCGGTTGTTCGTTTATAATATGTATTCCCATCAGTTTGAGATTTAACGACTGCATAGTCCCCAACTGATACCATTTTGCGCCCTTCAGCAATATGTTTCGTCTCTCTAATTGCATCTTCGGGTGATAATTTATAATCACTTATCAATTTAGTATAAATAAATTCATTTCGTTCTTCTTGTGATGGCAATAATTCTAATTCATTGAGGTACTCATCCGTCACCTCATACAATGTAGAATCATATTGTTTGTCATAGTACGTCACTATTCCGTTGTCACTCTGAAGTTCTGAAACAGTATCATACGTTTTCGATAATATTCTGTCGCATACATCGCTCTTTGGTATAGAATTTGGAACATTTACAATCATTTCATCCGTATTTGCACCAGGACCTATATGCAAATCAGAGTTCATCAATCGGATTAAACTATTATATGACCGCAAGTCGTCGATATTCATCATTTTTGCGTAGAGTTCCGATGTTATTGGGGTGCGATTTATGAATGGATATGCATCGGATATTTCATTTGCATTGTGAAATATCAACGAGTAGAACCGATTTAGTATCATATTGCGTTCGTTTGGTATCGCATAGTAGACAATCCGACGTTTTGCATATTTTTGTTTAAATTTATCATTAAATCTGGTTGTTAATTCTTTCAGGGATGTATAATGATTATAATTTATATCTCGCATTTGTATCATAAATGGTTCTAATTGTCTCACAATACCACATAATGTATTATTGAACGTAAATGCAGAATAGTTTCTGATAATATTAGAAGTCGATGGAATTACACTATCCAAAAAAATACCAAAAGGTGGTAAACCACTACTCAATCCATCTGGTAATCTAAAATGTCTTATTGTTTCCATATTGTTATCTGCAGTATACGCGTCCGTTACATCGATCGTGTCTATTTCTGTATTATCATTGAATATCTTCCAGTAATTTATAGATACATCGTCGAGGTTACACTTGTTCAATATGCTTGCATGACCCGATGTAACATTTGATACTGGAATTATCGACATTGGTAACGTAATCATAGATTTTATGTACATTACATCGGATGGAACGATATCTCGTAATGTAATATGAGTTTCTCCCCTTACTTTTGTTAACTCTCGTGTAGTTAACTTAGTTACATATTCGTTACCTACAAACTTAGATGCAGATATCACATCATATGCCATATTGTTTGACATGAAGTCACCGGATGTATCAGATAATGCGAATATATTGTTTTTTACTCCATTTACATAAAGAACCTCATTATCAGGTGGATACAATGGATTAAATTCCTTGTCTATATTACTTATTCTATAATGATGATTGTTTATACCATCTGGTACAGAATTTGACTTATATGCTTCCATCGTGTCAAGTATTAGTCCTTGACTTTCTGATAAATCACTCTGGTGTAAATCTCTGTATATATCAATTCCGTGATCTAATGTATGATACATCTTCTTTTTATAGTCTGTTACTGGCAGACACCAAATTAATTTCTTGTCTAGATTTAAAATGGAATTTATAGATGGTTTATGTAAGGAAGTTATTTCATCTGGTATATTGAAATTATAATTGTCATCTATGCTTGAGAACTGGTCCCTCAATTCAGTATACCTATCTATCATCGACATTATCTCTTCCATTACATCTGGTGTCCTTTTATGTGGAGGAATTTTAGATAAGAATCCATTAAGCATGTCGGTTGTTTGTTTATCAATTCCAAATATCCGTTCTGCCATTGGTGCCGTAACCTCATATGATAATTTCCCGATTACATCTCCAAAAATGAGTCCAGTTTCCAGCGCAACACCTTGCAATGCATCGTCTTTCACCGATGATGCTTCGTATTGCAATGCTTCATCTTGTAATGCTTCGTCTTGTAATGCTTCATCTTGTAATGCTTCATCTTGTAATGCTTCGTCTTGTAATGCTTCATCTTGCAATGCTTCGTCTTGCAATGCTTCGTCTTGTAATGCTTCTTCGTCTTGTACAGAGACTTCGTCGTCTTCTGTAATAGATATATCCGCAATCTGGTATTCCTTTGGAATGCCTTTATAACCAAAATCTATATAAATATTTTCATCTTCAAGGTTTATTTCTATTCTATCCTCTTTGAGATCGATTATATCTCCTTTAATTTTATATCCATTATCAAACATTATAGATATGGATGCACCAGGTACAAGACCATTCTGTCTAGCATACCCCTTCATTTCCGACCTGTTTATAATTAATATGTCTGTAACATTGACAGACGTGAATACACCCTTATCCATATTCAGTGTAATTTTTTCACCGTCATCTCTGACAACATCCAAAATCGTCTCATCTATATATTCAACAATAAATGTATATCCATTAATTTCATCATCGTCTGCAGTTATTTGTATAATGTCTCCCAACACTATTGCTATATCAGTGTTTCCTGTTTCCTCCATATACTATTATTAGTATAGATAAATATAACTATTATGTGTTGTATATATTATGACTTAAACATTATATAACCTAATATTCATTGGACAATGCCACATCATCTCATTAATGAGTGTGTGAATGAAAATATTAAGACCAAAAGTTACACATACAATAATAATAAATATGAAATTATTTCACACGATAAGAATGCGGTTGATAATGAACTGATCGTTTCTGGCAAATGCATCCGGTCATTAATTACTCATAATGGGAAAGTATTATGTGTTTCGCCATTCAAATCTGTGGCGCCAGACGACTTTGATTGGGGCGCCCCACAAGATATCCATGCAACAAAATTCATTGATGGGACAATGATTAATTTGTTTTACAATGACGCGTGGGTAATTTCGACCCGTTCTACGGTTGGAGGCAATGTTTCATTTTTTAGGTCAGAGACATATTCAACATTTAAAACTATGTTTGAAGATGCAGTCATCCAAGACTATAATGATATGGAGTCGTTTTATAATGAACTAAACAAAGAATATTCATACTCGTTCGTTCTCCAACACCCAAGTCATCGTATTGTGACCCCTATAGAAAATCCAAATGTATATTTAGTGGGAATCTATAAAGTAGACGGATATAATGTAGAATATATCGATCCATTTGTATCACGTGACATTTCTATCGTTAAACGACCTCAAATCATCATGACAAAGGAACCATTATCAAAAGCATCCCTTTCAATGTTATTGAATGATGACATGTTCGATTGGAAGATGATGGGAATCCATCTCCAAAATAAACGCACCGGTATTAGGACCAAATTGAGAAACCCAAAATACGAAAAAATGCGAATGTTGCGCGGAAATCAACCTAAACTTCAATACAGATTCATTGAGATGAAACAAAACAATGATGACATTGCAACATTCTTACAGGTATGGCCAGAATATAAATCTCATATTAACAATTACACTGAAAAATTATCAACGATGTGTAAAACCATTTATGAATTGTATGTAAAAAGATACATAACACATGAGATTAATACGAATGACGTACCTATTATGGTGCGAAAGATGTTGTATTCATTACATAATCTCTACCGGTGTACCGGTGGGTTGAAAAGCAGAGGATTAAAAATAAATTATAATGTTACATATAATCATATCATTTCACTACCTGCCCCACAAATTATGTTTGTAATGAGTCGTTTATCATCTTAATTGTTTTGATACATTTTCGAAAATATACACAAGTTCATCTATTGCATCAGTAATATACGAACTTATTTCACCCGGTTTATATTCCGGAACAAATCCAATTGTAATATATGACATATCAATGTGTGGATGTTCCTTGTTGAATCCACAAAACTCTAGTATTTTATCACCAGACGAGTAATATTTTCGGTTCATTATATATTCTATCGCTTTACCTATTGTATATCCTTCATTGTAGAGTATAATATCAAACCCATTTCCAAGTGTTTTATCAGTGCGTTTAATAAGTTTATCTGCATTGACAGCAATATCATCCTTTACCTTGTTAAGTCTGCTCTTTATGACATCGATTGCCATTTTGACAATGTCTTTATTGCTATATTGTCCTATGGTTTCAATGATAAAATCAAATGAATCTGGAACATAATGTCGCTGACTATTCAATATGTACCAATCACCACGTTTAAACTCTATATCATCCGGTGACATACCACTTTCAGTTAATTGTTTACTATATTCCTGCCATTTCATATGAATTAACTCCCGGTCTGGACTATTACCAAATGTTGAACAAGACACTACGTTAAATCCGCCGTTATCACTTGCATCACCTATAGACAACATAGCAGTGAAATGTATGCATTCGCCTTCTCCGTCCGACGTAAGTTTAGGTCGGAGTCTTGCAACGTCAATGTAATCCCCAGTAAGTTTAGAAGGGGGAAATATGATATCCCGTTCCTTTTCAGATATATAACTTCCATTAGATATGTCCTTTATCTTAAAGTCCTTTGTTGTCACGAATTGTATAGAATCACTTGTATTCATGACATCAACTTCAACGACAAACTTATCCAATGGAAATTCGGGATCGGATATATGAATAGGAATACACGACAATCGTTGTTTTAATATTTCATTATTCATTCGTGAAGTATTTTTATGTATATCCACCTTATTCTCCGCGTATGGTGTAGTTTTAAATACAACAGATTGAATGTCAGATAGAATTGTACGCCTAATTGCATTCGAAATACTCACGTCAACTGATGATAATGTAAAGGTCAGTATACCATTATCTTCGTTAATTGCGGTTATTTCACCATTCATAGGTTTACTCATCCTTATATGTAATGAAGATATACTTTATATTATATCAATTTTACATAATAAGTTAAAATAATTATCCTATCCTATTGATAATAAATATATGACAAGTGTCTTATATTATAGTAATTTTTGCGAAAATAGTAAAGAAGTAATACGTGTAATTTCAACAAATAATAAACAATCCGATGTACATTTCGTATGTGTAGACAAACGTATAAAAAATGGTGATGATATTATTATCATGTTAAGTGATAACAAAACCACTATGAAAATACCAAGGAGTATCACCATGGTGCCGTCATTATTATTGCTTAATGATTCACATAAAGTACTAGTCGGTTCCAGCATCATTGACCACATCAATCCTGGAAATAGAGGCATCAATAATCATATATACTCTCCCCCGACTGAAACGAGTAACGTAGACCCAGAATGCTTCGACACAACTGGTAAATGGTGTGGTATCGTATCTGATACGTATAGTTTCTGGGACCAATCTGATGCAGAACTATCTACAGATGGGGATGGAGGTATGAGACAGAGCAGATATTATGCAGGTTTAAGTGATGAATATAGAATTTCCACACCAGATGATACTTATAATCCGGATAAAATAAACGACAACGACATTGACAGCGCGAAACGGTTGAGAGAAGATGGATACAAATAATTAAGTTTAAAGAGAATAAAGATAATTTGTGTATATATTTATATGTCTAGTCAATCTATCATTATAAAGACGTTCAATGATCATTTCGAAGAATTTTTACACGATTTGTGTGTATTATTTCCTGATGATAGCGAAATTAAAACTCTTAATGTAAATATAAAGCGTCTGCGGTCTGCAAACCCAACGATAAGCATCAAAGCATTTGAATCATATGTCTCAAAAAAATACAGGGAACAAATTGTATCTAATGATCTGGGGTTTTTCATACAAAAGGATTATACATCAGACTTAGTCAATACAAACATGACAAGTCGTATTATGGCAAAGATCAATGAATTGAGGGAACCGATTGGAGAACTTCAAATCGAATCACAAGATAAAGTTATGAAATATCTAAACAATCTTTTAAAATTGTCGGATTTATATAAGAAATAAATGTAATCATTTAAACAAATGTTTATTAATACAATATAATGAGCGATGAAAAGGGTGGGTTTAATAAACTAATCAAAGATATGATTCAGGATATGCTCACAACGTTTCCTGAATTGGATAACGACGAACTAAATCCAGATGTTAGACTTGTATTAAAAGACGACAATGATGCACTTGATCGTATGTATAAATATTGTACTGATATATATCCCGAGAGATTTTTTGACATTTTATATGAAAATGAAGATATATTCAAGGAAGACAATGAACAAAATGTCTATTTCTTACCTGGAATAAATTTCAGAACCATATGGGCAACCACAAGTGACGAAAATCGTGTAATCATATGGAAATATATTAAGTTAATCCTTTTTTCAGTTGTTTCCAATGTATCAGACCATAAATCATTCGGAGATACACATAAAATATTCGAAGCAGTTGACAATGATGCATTAAAGAAAAAACTTGAAGATACAATTCGACAAATGTCAGAAATGATGTCAGATGAAACAGAAAATGAACCAGAGGACGGGAAACCTGCATCTGATAACACTCCACCAAAATTTGATGCGAGTGACATTCACAAGCATCTAGACGGTATTATGGACGGAAAGTTAGGTAATCTTGCCAAGGAGATTGCAGAAGAGACTGCAAAGGACATGGGTAATGACTTACACGACAGTTCTGTAAATGCAGATGATATCCTTAAGAATATGCTTAAGGATCCAACGAAGATGATGGATCTGGTAAAATCAGTTGGGTCGAAATTAGATGAACGGATCAAAAATGGAAACATTACCGAAAACGAATTAATGGAAGACGCCCAACAAATGATGAAAAAGATGAAGGATATTCCAGGGTTCGGAGATATTAACGGATTACTTTCAAAAATGGGAATTAACCCGTCTAAGGTTAATATGAATGCAATGAGTGCACATATGGAACGTGAAATGAAAAAGAATACTACCAAAGAACGAATGAGGAAGAAAATGAACGAGAATACTAAACAACCACCGACAGAGACTAATGGTCCCAACCCATCACCCGAAGATGAATCTATTGATGATATTGCGGAATGGATTGAGAAATCTGGGTCAGAAAGAGTATTCAAGGTGGATGGCGGCGCAGAACGAAGTACAAAGGAAGATAAACCAAAGAAGAAAAAGAAGAAGAAGAATAAATAAAAAATATATAGTATATAATGACAACGTGGATTGAAGACCCTCTTATATTACTTAGAAACAATAATTTGAGTAAATTGTGGCCGTGTTCATCAATGAATAAAGAGGAAAAATTCAACGCAATGACTCGACTAATCATTGCACTTACAATTATTGGATATATGACAACAATGAGAAAAAGTGTCATTTTATTAGGTATCATATTTATAGGAATATTGGTGTATATTCATCTCAACAATACAAGTGTCCCCAAAGAAGGATTCGATGGATTTTCTAGTATTCGTCTTGACAAGACACTTCCAACTATTAAGAATCCACTGATGAATGTATTGCCTGCAGATATTCTAGACAACCCAACCCGACCAGAAGCAAACAAAGCATATAATCCTGAAACAGTAGAAAAAATAGACGACAAAACAAAAAAATTCATTGTGGACGAGTTTAAAGAAAATGATAAACTGAATGAGGATAGTAAAAATTTCATTTCAAATGCTTCTATTGATAATATAAACGATAAACTGTTCCGAGATATAGGAGATACTTGGGATTTTGATAAATCAATGAGAAATTGGTACACGACTCCAAACACCCAAATACCAAACGACCAAAAATCATTTACAGATTTCTGTTATGGGAATATGAAATCGTGCAAGGATGGAGATATGATTTCATGTATATCACCCGGAAGTAATCCACCACGTTGGACTGAAGGAGGAAATCCTTAGAAATCACAACAATAAAATATATATTGTATATATAACATGACAGAATTAACAGACTACATTTTTGATATATCGACAAGAATCACTTCTGATGGTTGTGATAAGTCTCAACAAAATTTACAAAATCTTGGGAGCATCAATTACATGATGTCTTCTTATAAACCGGAATGCCCAACCAATGATATTGTATCATTTGCAACAAGTCAACCCAATATAAATTTCTCTGGAAGTAATCGTGTTGGTGTCTTAGGATGTAATATAGATTCTGATTCCGATCTTACTATAAGGGAGTTGTCTAACAGCAAGTGCAGAATTAGTTTACTTGAGAGACCATACCTTACCGTGCCATTTTTGGGAAGAGGAAAAGGCAATGCTGTATTAGAATCCCAATTACAACAGGGGGATGTGGACAGTAATAGAAAAACTGCTACAAATTTGTCTGAATCATCCGTTATAGAGTATAAACATACTCCTCTATTGAAAACAATTAAATTAGATATCACAAACCCGGTAAACTACATACCAACCGATTCCGATGACAATTGGGTTCGTGGTGGGGTTCCATCCAGAGAAGTTAACAGAGATACTAAACATTACTGAAAATATATTATTAAAGAGTACATCATATTATCAAATATAATGTACGATACAAGAATGATATGCACATACCATCTATTATCAGATGAAACAGAGTCCGATAATTTATATAAGATACAATTGTTACAAATATTCGATGTTGATAACATTGATAAAATCACAGATGAAATGATGGATGCTCTATATGAAAAGGTATCCAATAATAATAAATTTACCGATAAATGTAGTGATGTCTTTCATAATACATTTGGTACAACGGTAGAGAATAGTGACAGAATGGGGTTTGTAATCATGTTCCATTACGGATTATTCTGGATCACCCACAAATGCATATGCCAACAAATAAATAATGGATGCATCGACGATGAAACACTGACTTTATTTACGAATGAATTAAAAAAAACAATGATATAATAATATTACCTATTTATAAATGAGTTCTACAAGAAATATAAATACTAAAGGAAATTACGAAATGGAAACTCGTCAATATGAAAGCGCTCAAATATACAATACGTACAAACATTCATCCTATGGAAAATCATACGAAAATACATTACCCAATATAGGTATTACACCTTCGAGATTACCCCGTGAAGCGTTTTCTAATAACTACACTGATATAGAATCTATGTTATTGGGTATTGGTTCAACCAATTTAGTCGATAAATCATTTAATGTTTCCCCTTGTCTGAAAGAGTTGAAATCCCAAACGTTTGTGGAACGTATACCATTAATTATGCCAACTAAATTATTACTTGAACCGAATCAGAGACCAACTTATTAAATGAATATTTATATTTATAATAAATATTCATAATTGTATTGTAATAAAAATATTTAATTGCTGTACGCGAGACCACCCATACCACTCATTACACGGAACACGTTGTAATTGGTCGCGTAGATGCGGACCTTGGCGGTCTTGGTACCCTCAACAGTCGCGTTGGAAAGTACAAGTTGGAGGGTCGCGTTATCAATGCGCGAGAAATTGCAAGTTCCCGAAGGCTGGTGCTCCTCGGGGCGGAGCGCGAACGAGTATACATTGATACCGGAATCGGGCGAGCGGGAGTGGTGCTGGAATGGTTGCACCACGTCAAAGTAACTGCCCTCGCG